CTAGAAAAGAAATTGCTTATACCCCCATCACAAATAACCTTATCTCCTTTATTGAGTTCACCCATTCGCTTCCATCCTTTACTAGTCAATATCGTGTGATTAGGGGTGGCGGTGAGATGGTTTCCTCTGGATGTTCTGATAGTAATCAAATTTCCTCTATACTCAATTCTAGTCTTAGAATATAATCCGTCTGTTTTAACCAAAGTATCAGGCAAAACGCATAATTCACACTCCCCCTGATGATCTGACACTTCCACTAAGTCATAACCATTTTCGGCCACCCGGTTGACCAATCCAGTATTCCTTGCCTCCACCGTTTTTGTCCGTATTAACATCTCAGTATATCGATCCAAACTCCAACGCCGACCACCTTTATCGATTAAGGAATAAAGCCCCTCGTCTATCAAAACACCTTTCACGTACCTCTTGATTTCCCTCAAAGCCTTACCTGCAATCGTCCCCTCGGCCATCCGATATTTGATTTCCTCTTTAACGGCCTTATTTAGTAGCAAATTCGCACTCCTCTTTACCCCTGTGATACTTTCCGCAAAGGCCCGGGTAGTGTCATCGATCAGCGCCGCCACCGCCTCCTGATGAATGATGTTGAAACCTTTCTCGACCTCTAACACAACGCCCTGTCGTTTGAATTGTTTGACCGCCGCATCAGCTCCTACTTTGTAGTGGTGAGGTATCTCCTTCTCAATAAATCCCTTAACATCAGCCCCTAATCTCTCAAGTATAATCTCAACCTGAGCCAAGATAGCCCGGCGATTGTAAACACCAAAATTAGTCGCCCCATTTATCTCTGAAACAATCTTTTTATATGCTCGTTTGTAAAGTCTGACCACCTTGGCCAGCTCCCTATCGCTTAGTCCCGCCTTCTTTGGATATAGCACCTTTTACCTCCGCTTTCTTTTTAACCTGTTGGATTTTCTTAAAAGGATTGTTCCCAACGGTTGTCTGAGGCATCATAACTTCTTTTTCTTTCTTTATTTCCGCCGCTTTTTGTTTAGCAGTTTCCTCATCCACCTGATCAATCCTCATGATTGCGTCAACGGTCGTAGTAGTCCCGGCATCGATCCTCTTGTTTTCGTTCTCAATTTGCTCGACCAAATCCTGAGGCAATCCATCAGCCCAATCAAGTTCCGGCATGACAACCTCACCTTTAAGTTTTAAATTCTTCTCTCCAACACCGATGTTCCAAGCCTTTGACAAGAGTTGCGCCCTATAAATAACATCTTTTATTGCGTGGTTGTAATAAAGCCTCTTCCTCGCCGCTTTAGCGACGGTTCTAAGTAGTTTTAGCTTCAATGCCCGGCCTGATTCAGCCTTGCCCTGTCCCATACCCAAAATATCCGGGGAAGTCTCAGACATCATGAAAAATATCTCGACCAATTTATCTATCTCTTTAAATGCGTTCTCTAAAGAGGCATCCCAGACCACATACTCGGGTTTACCGTCCTCTGTGTTTTGAATCTCAATGACACCCAAACCGCTTTTTTTAACATTTCCCTTTTTATCCAATATCCCCGGGGGAAGTAAAAGCAAAGGATCAGAATGTTTGTCCAAAATGTTGTCAACTTTCGTCACACGATTGTTAATTGCGTAAAAAACCGAGGTCAAATCATAATAGTCAGACAACCCCCAAAACCGAGTCGTTGTTTTCCAGTTAGGAATATGGATCAATAGATGTTTATTAATTTTAGTATTTATCACGTTCTTCATGTTATCGATCCCCGCCGCCACAAATGTAGTTTTCCCCAAAATTTTATCCTCTTTCATCAAATATATCTCGTTGACGACTTTCCCTGCAAAATGAATCTCCTTCCTCAAATACTTCTTTTTTACTTCCGTCCCGTTATCTACTTCGAATGTCCAAGCCAGTTCTTTAACCGCCGGATCTTCACCAACATCATTCCTGTTGTACTCAGGGAAGTAGAGGCCGGGAGGCGTGTTAGACATGATAATCTTCTTGTCTTTTATCCTCAGTTTAAAAAGTTCATCGCCGTGGTAGGAATTAGACAAAGCGTTCTCGTAAAATAAAACATCCAGCTTATTCTCTTGCACAAAGGCATCTATCCAATCCTGATCCCCATCGGGAACTTTAATCTTGATCGGCTCGGAAAATAACATGTCAGCAACTACCTTAGAGAGTAACCCGGCGAAGTTCACGCAAATATATCTTAACTGTGCATAAGCCTTGTTGTACTGCTTACTGTCGATCCTGATGTTGAACGCATTAAAATGATCGCCCAAAAAGAGTTTTTCGTAATAAGAATATCCCCTCAGCCTTGCTTTACTATCCTCATAGGGAAACACGGGGTCTTTCTTCTTCACAATTGCTGTCGTTGCCATAATAAGATTTTACTACATAATGCTAAGGATTAGAAACCAGTAGGTTTTGTGGCCCATACTCTGGCGGCTGGTTTCCAATGTTTTCTCATCTGCAATGCTATCATCCCGGCGAACAGAGCGTCGTCATGTTTCCCATCAGCATGCTCCCTCTTTCCGTTCTCTTTTTTGACAAAGGTTTTCATATCCCTCAAGGTGATGGTTGAGTTTATCTTCAACGTACTCTCCTCAAATGCAATGATGAAGTCGTCGATCATCACATTCCTAGTCTTAGTGTTAGTGTTCCACCCAACCTTCTTCGTCCTTTTTCGTGTCCTCTCGTCGATTCTGGTGGTAAAGAAGTAATTGGTGTAAATTTTGATAAGGAATAAGATGGTCGACAACATGTTGTTTTCCACACCGACGAACGCCTCATTGTAGTAAACCGCCGCAATTTTAGTGATCTCGGCCAATTCATCTGGCCTGATCTTTCCGTAATACTGAGCCACTTGCTCAAGTGTGTCTTTATCCCAAACGTCAATGCCAGCGAAATCTGAACCGTCCCCACCAGACGGATCGACCCCCACCACATATTCGTGTCCAGGCTCTTTATCCTTCCAAATCTTAAATCCTAACTTAACCAAATCCAAGGCCGCCCCCAGAAGTAGTTTGGCCGGTTTAACTGCATCAATCATCGCTCCGTCAAACACATTTCCTGCACCGGACTGAAACGCCTCTGCTTTTGTGGATGGGTATTCCTGCTTAAACAACTGTGTTCCAGATAGTCCGACTCCCACACTGTCCATCCTCAACTCCTTCATTTTCCATCTCCTCCAAAGCAACTGTTGATCACTAATAAAAGGGAAGTCCTGCTTGATTTTTAACTCGTCTTTTGTATATTCACTTATCTCTCCGGGGAGTTGATACTCCGAGTTCTCAAACCAGGCGTAAAAATAAGTTCGGTAGTCCAGGGGAGTAGGGTCAGGATTTTGATCACTGTCGGTATAAAAATCAAAAAAATCATTATAACCGTTTGCTGTCGTTTCCTCCGTAATTCTACCCGTAATAGGCACTGCTTGTTTAGATCCAGCGTTTAATTCGTTTCTGTCCTTAATATAGGCACTCTCGGTAACGTGTAGATTCTGTACCGTTCCGGATCGTAACTTTAAAGCTACATAAATCGACGAATCCAAAGATAATCCATCAAATCTATGGGTGAATCGATACATTTTTTTAGTATCCGTTTTAACCTCTGGCTTTAATTCATCGGGTAAATTTGTGTAGGCTCTCTTAACAATGTCAAAAATCATCTCCACCGACTCTCTCTCGTGTCCCAAAATTGCACAAGTTCTCCCTGGAACCCACAACGCCTCGTCCAAGAGGTCAATACAATAAAGAGTGGTAAATCCGAATTGTCTAGCTTTGAGGATCAGTCCCCGCTTGTTCCCCCGCCTCTCCCTGAGGTGGCGTAGCTGGATCTGGTTCAGCCGGAGTAGGGTCAACCGCCCCTGCTTGTCCTTGATCTTGTACAGGTGCGTCAGTCTCCACCACTTGCTCATCAATTTCTTTTGATAATCTTTCATAATTGGTTTCTAACTCCTCAATTAAATCGGGTAACGACTTACCTGTAACCTTTAAGTCGGTTGTTTGTTTTGGCATCCCCTCGGTTCTGTTAGTTATCTCTACTAAATACTTATGTTCTTTTTTAGCCTTATCTACTGCATTCCAAGCTATCTCTTGAATGACTGTATGATTGGGGTTTTTCGTTAACCAGTCTTTGGCTATTTCGACTGGCATATTATTAAAGAACTTATACTGATAACTAAAAGTCATAACAGGATTCCACCCACCAGGACTCTGGTTTTCTGGATGTTCTTTAAATCCGCCTTTACCCTTGGGGTTACGATTCATACTGACTTGTTGTGTAGTCATACCTGTACTGACTTGTTGTGTAGTCATACTTGATTATACCTCTCCCTCTCTTTTCTTCTTATCAACCTACATTTCCTGCATCTTTTGGGAGGGACATAGTTATTCTCTTTATAAAA